CCCATAAAAAACACTACAACACAATTAATTTGTATTGTTAAATTCCTTACCTGCTAAATATAATACATCTGCTCTTGTAATAGTTTTCAAATGTCCTTGATTATCAAAGTTTAAAGTTATTGCAGCACCTTTCTGATTGAATACATTTTTATCCATTAATAAAGCAAAAATATCATGATACTTACAAAATTCCAAAAAGAGTTTTGCATCATAATTTGTCATATAAACAGGTATTTCTTTTATTTCTACTGTTGTTGATGATTTATTGTTCATTGTTCATTTGCCACATATTAGTTACATCATACACATTGTCAGCTCCAAGTACAGATGGTTCATCGGTTTTAGTTGGTTCACCAAAGAATGTTCCAGCTCCACTTCCTAACATAGCAATATAACTATATAGGTCTGCAAAGACATAGTGGTCTTCACCTGTTGTAGATTCCCAGATGTAACGTTCTATCCCTTTGTTGTTAGTTACCTTTTCACGTCTTAAGGTTTCATAATGTTTTATATACAACTGAAATTCTTTATCAGTTGCAAGTCCAATTAAATACTTTGCATCTACCATATCAGTAAACATTCTGTCCATGATTCGGTCTCTATGTGAATACACAATATCACTTTTATCTTTTTCACCCCACCATACAATTGTTTGTGGATTATTTGCATTTTCTTGAAAGTATGACATCTTCATAAATGGATACTTCTCAGTTATATACTTTGAAAGTGTACTATCTGGCATTGCATCTATAACTCCTGATACTGGTTTCCAATAATCAATCAAGTCATCAAGCTCTTCTGGTTTAGTAAACCTTCCAACCTTTATTAATCCTTTATCTGAGCGAACAACATAGTGTTTTATATTTCCAACGTCAACACCTAAATAAATGTTTTCAGTTCTTAAATCTTTTGGTGTCCATAAATCAAGTATAGTTGTCTTTGATATTCTAAGGTCACCGGGACTAAATGATTTACCTAACACGAAGTTATTAAAATAAGCTGGGTCACCTTGTGAATCATCAATAACTTCTTCAGCACTTATCCAAGCACACATCAAATGCGAGATATGATAACCAGATATTTTGCGTCCCGGCATTTGAGCAACCCATTCACCTTTGCGTCTAACATCATCACTAATTGGTTTTTTGCACTCTTTGCATATATAACACTTCTTTTCAATATCAACACTATCTGGCCAAGTAAGAAATTGCTTATGCTTACACAAAGGACAAGTGATAGTCCATTCTTTCTGGTCTGATTTTTGCCATGCTATATCAAGCTCATCTCTCTCTGTTCCAGGGTTAGAAAACATCCAACGTCCTTTATACTCTGATGCTTTAGTTCTTGATTTATAAGTCTCAAGTGCCTTCTGGTCTGACCTTGACACTTCATCATGGACAAGTAAGTCTGCAGTTGTAGAAATAGCTGCCGTCTTTGATACTGTCCCTTTACAGAATAAGAAACGGTCATTAATTTCTTTTCTTTCAATACTGTCTGTGTCCATTCCTTCAAACTCATGCTTGTTAGTTTGAATCATCTTGTTTAACTTTGATGAAACAAACTCACTTGTATCTGAATCAGTTGGAAAGGTATAGATGACATTGAATCTCCAGTATTTGATAACAAACAAGACTTTTAAAATAAAGCTGATTGATTTACCTACTTGAGCACATGCAGTACAAACAATGGAAGGAGAAAAGTCGGTAAGTATATCAATAAGAAAAGGCCTGTCGTAAAAGTTAAAGACTTCTCCTTTTTCATTAAGGATACCTTCTTTTGTAATCCATTCAAGAATTGAATAATATTGTTTATCATTTTTGCTCATTTTTATCTTCTATTGTTGTGATAAATACCTCTTTATCAATCAATGTAGATGCAATATGTGTAGCACTTTCAAGAGCTAATCTAACAACTTTAAATGGGTCAATAATACCTGCATCAAACATATCAACAGCTTCTTTTGTTATAAAGTTTAATCCCATACCACTTGCAAACATGGTTGATTCAAAACCTTCTGCATTTGCATTCTTAGCCATTTGAGTAAATGGTGCTTTGATTGCAGCTCTAAACATCTTTTCTTTAATAATAATTGACATCAATGCTGCACCACCACCCGGCAATATTCCTTCCTGTAAAGCTGCTTGACATGCATTAATTGCATTATCAAACTTATATTTTTTAGCATTAAAGTCTGTATCAGTATAAGTTCCAACCCTAACAACTCCAATACCACCGGTCAATTGAGCTAATCTCTCCTCTAGCATATCCTTTTCATATTCACTAGTAGTTTGTTCAATTTCACTCTGAATATTTGCCACACGTTGTTCTAGGTCAACTGGGGACTGTTCTGATGGCTGACCACCAATGATAATTGTTGAATCTTTAGTAGCTATTACTTTTTCAGCTCTTCCACATAGTTCTTTAGTTGCTTCTGATAGCTTCATTCCTTTCTCTTCGGATATAACAGTTGCACCAGTCAAAGCTGCCATATCAAATAAGAAGTCTCTAGCACGTTGTCCTGTATAAGGATTTGCTACAGCTGCAATGTTAGCAATCTTATTTTGAGCATTATGTGTAAGTGTTCCAAGTGCAACAGAATCAATAGCATCTGCAATGAATAAGATATTACTACCAGTTCCAATTGAATTAAGCAGACTTAGTATCTGTTCATTTGTGCTTATTTTTCTATCTATTAGGACAATATAAGCATCTTCAAGCATTGTTCCCATTATCTTTGGGTCATTCATAAAATAAGGAGAAACAAGACCACTATCAAATTTAGCTCCTTTCACTATCTCTTTTGAATAGCCAAGCGTAGGACCTTTCTCAACAGTAACAACACCATCAACTCCAACCTCTTGAATAATCTCTGCTATTATCTTTGCAATCTCTGGGTCAAGTGATGATATGTTTGCTATCCTTTCAATATCCTCAATCTTAATTTCCTTCTTTATCTTTGTAAGCTCATCTAAAACCTCTTGTAAGCCTATTGTAAGCCTTTCCTTAACTTCTCTTATTTTACTTGAATCATTAGCTATTTCTTTAAATGCTTCATTAACAAGTGCTTGAGTCAATACTGATGTTGTTGCCGTACCGTCTCCACCTTCTGCACTAGTTCTCAATGCTGCCTTCCTTAGTTTCATTAATCCTATATTCTCATATGGGTCTTCAAACTTTAAGTTCTTTAGTATTGTAACACCGTCATCACATTCAATTGGGTCAAGTCCATGAAATTCAATGATAGCTGACATTCCAATTGGTCCAAGTGTAGGTTTAACAGCATCAGCTGCACGGTCTAAACCTTTTTTAACTTTTAAGCGGCCTTCATGACCTATAATGATTTCTTTATTTTTATCCATATTATTCTATAGCTAAGACATCAGTTGCTTTAACAAACTTAACCTTGCGACCTTCAAAATCAATCTCATGAGTATCAGGTGAATACTTTGCAAATAAGACAATACTATCAATATCTATATTTTCTATGTCTTTGCTTTTATTAATAACTTTTCCTTTGTATACAAAATTGTCTTGAGTTTCTACAACCTCAAAACCTTCAGCTTCTTTCTTAGGTAGTTTATCTACCAATAAATATCCATTTAATATGTTCATTTTTATTTTTTGCCATATAGTAAATTATAATTTTCTTCATGTGACTGGACTATATCATTGAAGTGGTTACCTCGGTCTAAAGCTAATAACCTTGACTTAACATGGAATCCATCTTTAAATCTATCAGTTATTAATCTAATACACCAATGACCATTAAAACACTTTGTCTTATAGAAAGCAATGCGTTGTTCTGCATTCCAATCTTCCTCTATTTGTTTAATACTTGATGCTTGAAAGTCTTTCTTGCACTTATCACACCAAAAGTTATGCAATACAAATCTGTTTGCTTTTTCAATTTCTTCATCACGTTCTTCAAGATTCTTAATGCGGTCACGATGTCTATTGCGTTCTTTAACTCTTTTGTCTTGACGATTAATTAAATCTTGAATATGGTGATGGTCCTCTATTTGTGGGTGTGGTGTTTGATTAAAATTCATAATCCAAATATACCTTTAATTCCTTTATTCTCATTTTGATAATCTTTAAACTCTTCAGCACTACCTTCTGAAATAAATACAGCTTTTGTATCTTCATCAGGAAGTTCCATTATCTCTTTATCAGATAACTTCATAAACTCTTCTAAAGATTTTGGGTCTTTGCCAGATAACTTCCATAATCTTTTAATTTTGTTTATTAGGTTCATTGTTTATTAGTTTAGCTTTAATAACTTCATTAATCTCTCTTATTTTATTTTGTGTCTCAGAAGAAAACAAGAAGTTGTAAGTGACATTGTTTTGATGAGTTTGTCCTTCAGGTGTTATTCCAAAGATAGCAGTTGCATGTTTCAATCCTTTATCAACAGCTGCATAATCTGTTTCAGTTGCAACTTCTTCAACTTCTCCAGTTGTAACATTATTTCTAAAAGTTTTCTTTTCAGCATTTAATAAAACATTAATTTTTTCAGCAATTCGTTTTCCATTAATTCCTTCATCTAACAATGATTGCTTCAAATTGACTTTTTCCTGTTCTATAGCATCTACTATACTAGGTTTCGTTAGGTTTTCACTAGCTATAGCAGCAGCTATCTTCTCTGGTTGCTTTCCTTCTATATCATAATGGTTTAATGCTGCTTTTGTACCATTCTCATCAATAGCAAAATCTTTAACAAATCCTTTCTGTTTCTTAGTTAGTTTAACCTTTTTAACTTTTGGTTGGATTGTTTCCATTATCTTTCTTTACTATAAAAGGAGACTTAATACTATCTTCTTTAACTTCATTAGTTCTTTTCATTACTTGTATTGTGCTTGATACTCCAATTTCACAATTATGCTTTTCCAATAATGCTTCCATATCTTTACCAAAAGCATCAAATTCTTCTTTGTTAAGTGGTCTAGTGTTCTCCATTCCATTAATTTGTTTATTTTCCATTTAATTTAGTGATTAGTTCTTCAATAAGTTCAACCTCACCGGCCTCTGGTTTATATTCAGTATTCTCAATACAATCCAGTATAATAGGTTGATTAGCAACCGCAATTTCTACTTCTTCATTATCAAGTATTTCAACTTCCTTGATAACATTTTCAACGTTCTCTTTAGTTTTCTCATCTGTATCACCTTTAAAAGAATATTGATTGTTTGTTATTAAAGGTTTTCCGTCTTCACCTTTAGTACAATATTCCTCATATATCTTTTTGCGGTCATTTTCATAAGTATGCAAAATATCAAATACATTTTTGATTAGTGCATCACGAACACGAGCAACTGAAAACTTCACTGGTTTTCTTGTAGCTAATGTTTTATAAAATACAGTTAGGAGTCCTTTTTTTAGTATCATTTTTTTATATGTTAACTAATAATATCTTTTAATTATATACCTTTTCAAAAGTAAAGTAAACCGACCGTTACTCAACTTTCACTTGTTCTGATAATTCTTCAAGTCCTTCAAGTTCTTTCTTAATAGCATAAGCTCGTCTCTTTTGCCAATTTTCATATTGTTCCATTTTGTCTTGCAATTCTTTAAATCTATAAATATTGCAAACTGTCCATTCTTCAGTATCAGATAAACCACCATTATCTATATACCATTTTTGCAATCCTTTAGTTGTTACAAATGTGACATCTTCTCTTTCATCAGAACCTTTTTTAATAGGTAGTGATTTTGTTTCTTTATACTT